TAATTTTCCCTACGCGCGTTAAGCGTGGTTGATTAGTGATGAGGGTTTATCCCTCGAAGTGTACAGTCTAATTGTCCAGATAAGGAACTTTTCAGGATGCCTGTTTTTAAAAAGTTCGGTGCGAAAGCGCATCAATTTGTAACTCGCCCGGTCCACCGTGACAAGAAGTATACTCTTTTAGAAGGGTCTGTACGCAGCTCAAAGACCTTTGCCGTAGACGCTAAATTGATTAGTCAGCTATGCCTCTATAATGTTGCCGGTAAAAGAATCATTTGTGGTGCTACTAAACAGACTGTGTATAAGAATATATTGTTAGATATCTTTAGTGTTGTCGGAAAGAAAAATTACGCCTATAATAGGGCTAACGGAGAGCTGTACCTCTTTGGAACGCTCTGGTTTGTTATAGGAGCAAAAGACGAAGCCTCCTATAAACAGATACTAGGAATGACGGTAGGTATAGCGATCTGCGATGAATGGTCGGAGTTTCCACGTAGCTTTACGATGCAACTGTTTTTACGTATGTCGCCGCCCGGGGCCAGGCTTTACGCTACGACCAACCCGGGCACTCCCATGCATTACCTATTTACCGAAGTCATTCACGACGAGAAGTTTCAGGAAGATCTTGAAGTCATCCACTTTACGCTGGACGACAATCCCAATATTGATCCGAAGTCGAAACGGCAGATTGTAGCCAGTCAGAAGGGGGTGTACTATCAGCGATATATTCTTGGACTGTGGGTTGTTGCAGAAGGGGCGATTTATAAGGATTCATGGCGTGCGGACTGGCTCTACGACGACGATAGCCGTCCAGTGGGACTCTATGGACAAGGCGGATACGCCAAGCACATCATTGCTATTGATTACGGGACAACAAATCCGTGTGCATTTTTGGAGCTCATTGACGACGGAGATGTCGTCTGGTTAGATCGGGAATACTACTGGGATGCTGTCAAAGAAATGAGGCAAAAGACCGATGGGGATTATGCTGATGACTTGGACGATTTCGTGGCTGGTAGTAGGGTTAGTATGCGTAAGCGCCCTACTATTGTTATTGATCCTAAAGCGACGTCATTCAAAGTTGAACTCGCCAAGCGCGGGTGGGTCGTCATCGACGGAGACAACGAAGTCCTCGACGGAATCCACAAAGTAAGTATGGTTGAGGCCACTGGGCATCGGCGAGTCCATCAAGATTGTAAAGAATGGCAACGAGAGCACGGGCTATATGCCTGGGATCCTGATCAAGCTGAAAAGGGAGAAGAGGCTCCAATCAAAATACATGATCACTCGCAAGATGCTGACAGGTACGGGTTGATGTACCTCTTTCCAGAGTGGCGTGATCTCACACCTATTGAACCAACAGAGCAGTTGATGCTGACCGCGTAGAGCGAACTTGGGGGTTTCGATTACCGACCGAGACCCCCTATTTTTAACAGGAGGTGAGTCATGTAGAGCGATCGTAACACTGTAATCTAAAAAGACAAACTGTGCGAGCTGGAAAGTTAAGGGGCTGCATATTATCGGGGTACGCAGCCCTTTTATCATAAAGAAAAATGATTGGTAAGTACAGTATGAGGAACAAGTCCTCATATTATAATTGTCCAGTCTAGAGGTGATCAATGGGTTTTGCTCCTGCTCTTTCTTTTACGATGAACGTTACAGCCGAATCTTTATGCGTGCCATTTCCTTCGATAGGGGGAGTTAGAGGCAATCCACATTCGCCTCCCGATACTATAAGAGTATGCAACCGTAGTGACTCATCGGTAGCCATTATCTTTAGTGACTCTCCAGATATTGAAGTTACTGAAGATACTGGAGTTATTGTAATGGCTCAATCGGTTGACTACTTCAATATAGTCGGTTGTACTTACATCGCTTGTGTAGTTTCAAGTGTGAATACGCTCGAATCAACATTCTTAAATCTGACTCTAGGAAACCAAATTACTTAGAAAGAGACTATGGCTACTGAACCTAATCCTATAGAGATCAAGCCGCTGCCTGTGGACGACGAAGCAAATTATGTCCGCAGAGCAATCGCTATTGATACTTACTCAAACTTTCAAGCTAGGATTGGGGATGGTCAACCGAATCAGACACAAACAGGGTTTTATCCGATCGTAAGACTTACTGAAGATTATCCACTGATACTTTCACTCTACCGTTCCTCTTGGATAGTTAGACGTGTAGTAGACTCAGTCGCTATTGATATGTTTAAGTCATTCCCTGTACTGGATTCAGTTATTGATTCAGATCAGGTTAGAGCATTTAATAAAGTTATAGGGGCCACGCGTACTATACCCCGTCTTCGAAGTGCCTGCAAATGGGGGAGGCTGTTCGGGGGAGCGGCCTGCATCATTATTATTAAAGGAGATGAAGATCTTGCAAAACCTCTCAAAGTGGAAGACATTGAAGTCGGTTCCTTTAAAGGACTTATTCCGCTTGATAGATGGTCCGGTATTATTGCTGGACCCGAGATCAACAATGATATCAGTGACCCAGACGGCTTTGGTCTTCCTAGCTATTACAACTGCGTCATGGATGCAGGAAGTGTGGAAGTCCATCACTCCAGAGTTCTTAGATTCGCTGGAAGAGAACTACCGCAGTGGGAAGTACAAACGGAACTCTATTGGGGAATGTCAGAAGTTGAAGTCATCTTTGATGAATTAAGAAAGAGGGATTATAGTAGTTGGAATATCGTATCACTATTGACTCGTGCTCAAGTTCTTTCTATTTACGAACCGCAGTTAGCTGCCATGATGAGTGGAGCTAACGCTACTAATAAGACTTATAATGATTATGTAGAACGCATGCAGGCGATCTCTGAGCAGATGAACAACCAAGGACTTCTGATCCTTGGTAAGGATGGGAAATTAGAACAAAAGACTTATAGTTTTGGTGGAATCTCTGATGTTTATCATGAATTCATGAAAGATTTGGCGGCTGCTACAGGAATTCCATATGAGATCATATTTGGTAGGGAAGCTGGGTCAGGCTCTTTTGATAGTGGCAGTGGTATGTCTGCTATGCAGATATATGATAATCTTATTGATGAAAAGAGAGTTTCTGAAGCCAACCCCGTTATCGATAAGCTTTTACCCGTTCTTTGCATGAGCGTGTTTGGCGAAGTGCCAGATGACCTCATGTACCATTGGAATCCTATCCGAGCTATAAACGATAAAGAAAAAGCTGATCTCGGTAAGGCCCTTGTTGAATCGGTGTTGATGGCCTATAATGCTGACCTTATTACTAAAAAAGAAGCTCGGAAAGAACTGGCTCAACAGTCAGGATCTAACGGACTCTTTAGTAATATTACTGAAGAATCCATTGCTGAGACACCGGATACTTATGCTTCTGAGGCATATGCTGGGATAGGTATGGGAGCAGAAGGTAGTGAAGCTTTAGGTGGAGGAGCTGGTGGTGAAGGCATGGCGCCACCTTTGCCTCCAGGTGGGGGAGGTAGTGCTGGGGGATCGGCTCAACCTCCTTCATCTAGATCTCAATCACCTACTAGTGGTCTAGGTGCTGGTCCTCGGACTACGCCTAAACCTGTATCCGGTCCCGGGTCCGGAGTTCCCCCGGGTGGAGGCGCGCCAGGAGGTAAAAAAGGTGCTTGGAGTAAAACAGGCTATCGTGAAGGCGAACTAATTCCTATTGAATCGAAACCAATCGGTGTGAAATCTTTACTCTGGCATAAATCAAAGAGAATTACTGATCCAGCAGAAACTCATACATTTGAACCGATGCCGCGAAACTTGCCGCCTAGTAAGAAAGGTTCTGGAGGTGCTCCAGGTTCAGTAGGTGGACAAGCAGCAGGTACGGCTAAATCTCTTGAACAGGGACTTGAGCATGCCACGCAACATACAATGAAGAGGCCAGTGGCGAAGCCCAAGGCAGAAGGTACGACTGGTGAGGAAACTGAGCGTAAACGACTTCTCGAATTGAGAAAAGAAGAGGAAAAGAAAGCAGCTAAAGACAGTGTTTGTTCAGCCTGTGAGTCAGGAGATTGTTTAATTCACTAAGGAGTTTTCTATGCTTCTACTTGATAGGTTCCTTTGCAATGCTGGTAGTTGGGTATCTAATTCTGGCCCAAGTATCAATGATCCAGCTTCTCTGATCTTCATTGCAACGCCGATGGGTGACAATGATATGACAGTGCAGAATGCGTTGGATAAACCATATGGAGGAGCACTGGTATCCAATACTGGAAGTCCGTACAATGTTAATGGCCAAGATCTCACGTATTCGGCCTGGCATTTTGAATTCAAATTCTTGGGAGAGACTTATGCTAATCTTGCTCGTCATGAAACTGACGATAAGACTTGCTGGGTGAGCAGACCGAATTCAAGCAC